GGTTACGAGTGTTAAGCGAAGCGTGCCGGCAGACGTGACGGATCAGATCGGTGGCTGCCAGAGTGTCTTCTGAGCGCCAGCGCTGCCCATCCCAGACCAGCCACTTGCCCCAGCCAGCCACATAGCGCCAGTCCTTGTGATACCTGCGGGTAAAGGACAGCGCCAGCGCGTCTTCCGTGCCCCAGACGGCCTCCTCCAGTCCGACCGCGTTGGCCAGCGTGTCCAGGTCGTCATCGACCAGATGCATTTGCATGCGCGGACCATGGGCGATAAAGCCAGCGACGTCAAAGCCTTCTGCGCGCGCGTCTGCTGCATCCCAGCCCTCGGGAGCGTCCTCCGGTGGGTACAGGATGTGGCAGGTGCGAGCCCCGGCCATCAGGATGGCTTGCGAGGCACGGTCGGCGTACTCCCAACCGGGCTTGTCCTTGTCCGGCCAGATCAGCACGACCTTGCCGGCCAGCGGCGACCAGTCGGTTTTCTCGATCGGCGCATTGGCACCGTGCATGGCCGTGGTGGCGCAGATGGCGGTGTCGATCAAGGCCTGGGCAGATTTTTCGCCTTCGACCAGGACGACGGTACCCACAGCCCGTATGCCAGGCTGGTTGTACAGCGGCCGAGGCTCGGGCGGTGCCATCTTGCGACGCTTGGCATCCCAGGGGCGGAACTCCTTCTTGCCACCGGGCGGGTCGTAACGGTAGACGACAGCGATCAGTTTGCCTTCACCATCGAGGTAGTCCCATTTGGCGGTGGCTGGACCCAGTTCATCGACGGGCACGTCTTTTTTAGCCTTGCGCGGTGTTACTGCCGAGCGTCCCATGAGGTCGGCGCAGCGGGTGAGCACCGCAGCGAAATCACCATGGGCGTCGATGCCAAAGTGGCCGCCGATCAGGTCGAAGATGTCACCACCGGAGTCATCGGCACGGTCGGTCCAGAGACCCGCCTTCTCGCCGGTGAGCACCACTTCCAGGCTGTCGCCCGGGCTGCCCAAGATGTCGCCGATCAGGAACTTGCCGCGCTTGACCTTGCCAGCGGGGAAAAGGCCCATCAGCACCGATTCGAGCCGGCCAAGCAAAGCGGCGCGGACCTCATCCCGATCGGATGGCTGGTGTGTAAACACAGGCTGCTGCGCAACCGGTGCATCGTCATTGAAGTCCAGACCCGGTGGCCCGGCTGGGGGATAGATGTGTTCTTCTTCTGTGTTCATCGATTCGCGTTCCAGCAACGCTCTGCCCAAGCGCAGAACTTGCATTCAAAGTGGGAAGATTGCGCAAAGCTGCGCGGCAGCAGTTCACCGGCTTCGGTGGCCTGGATGACCTTGACGGCACGGTCGGACATGCGCTGGGCCAGCCCCGCATCGAAGGGGATCAGCTCGGCGTAGATCTCCATCGTGTCGGCGTTAACCGCCGTGAAGAGCGCGGGGTGCTCGTGCAGGGTCAGATAGCTCTGGTAGACGGCGATCTGGGCTGCGTAGACAGGCTTGGCCACGGCCAGCTTGTGCTTTTGCAACTCGCGCCAGGACTTGGTGCCCAGGCACTTGTTCTCCCAGAGCGCCGGATAAGCAAAGCCCTCCGGGCCGCCCACCAGCACGCCATCAACGTGTCCACGCAGCCGCCCTTGGGCGACGCTGAAGCCGAACTGGCGCCCGTCGGCATTCTCAGTTTTGAGGATGAAGCCGGCCATGCGCAGCCAGCGGATGACCATGGCTTCGGTCTGATGCCCCCGCTCGAAGATGCGCAATAACCTGCCCGAGAACCCCTTGCCGGGGTCCACTGGTGCCTGCGCATACTCGAACTGCAACTGCCGCTCGCACGAGACACCCAGGCGAGAACCGCCCAGGTATTGGCGCGGCGGCGTGGCATCACGCTCTTGCTCCAGTGCAAGGTCCATCAGCGCCTCGATCTGGCCTGAGAGACTGGCCGATGCGTTGAAGTCCAGCATCAGGGTGTCTCCCAGGGCAAGTCACTTTCCAAATCGGCAAAGGGATCGTCCACCGCAGGCTTCAAGCCACGCACCGGTGGGTACTTGGCTTCGGCGTGGTGGGCCACCATGGACTCGGTGTACCGAGTGACGATCGCGTCAATCACCCGCAGGGCCTCCTTCTCGGAGTAAGCGCCAAGAGGCTTGTCGAATCCGATGTCACCGGCCGCCTCGCCGAAGGCTCGCAAGCAGGATCGCATGGCCGAACGTTCAATGTCCGTTGCATCAATCATCTCGAACTCCTGGTTGAACCGTTGTGCATCGACCCAGTTGCCGTACATCCGATGAAAGACGTCTTGGCACTGACGGCTGCAAAACACCCAGTCCAGTGGGTAGCGCTTGGCATCCCCAATCGGGTGGCGGTTGTCGGTGTGTCCCAGCCCGCGCGCCTGGCGCGAGCACACCCAGCATTTGCCTCGCATGCATGGTGCCTCCCTCACTGAGCCCAGGCTGGCTTACCGGTGGGCACCACAGGGCGCGCCTGTGGGGCGGGCTGCGCGTAGGCAGGGGTAGGTTGCACCGGGGCACCAGAGTGGCCACCACCGCCCCTGTGGCCGCCAACCGAGGCGTGCATGCCGGCAATGGGTACGTAGTCCTTGTGGTCGGGCTCGATAGCGACCTTGACCACGTTGCGGTCATCGCCTTTGCCGTCCTTTTCGACATCGACGCGGGCCAGGAACTCGATGCCGTCCAAATCGGCAAAGTTGTTGATGCGACGGGCAGCTGCCGCCTGCGGCGAGTTGTCCTGGGGTTGGACGTTGCGGGCGCTGTTGAGCACCGCGCGGATGAAGCTGCGCCCCATCTGACCCCAGGTCGGACCCTTGGGCGAATACAGCCCGACGTTGGACCACATCTTGCGTTTGGCAAACGGGCCGTCGGTGACGACGAACTCACAGGCGAGGTAGACAGCCCCGGTGTCGAATGACTGGGTGGCATAGCCGCCGGTCCAGCCTTGCGTGTGATCATCATGGCCACCGGGTTTGATGGTCATGCGCACTGGCACGGAGATGCCGCGCGGGATCAGGTCAAAGCCACCTTGCTGGGCTTCGGCGTCGTTGAAATCATTCCAGCTGGCAGGAGCCGTGGCGTGGTCGTAGGTGTTCATGGGGTGTCCTTTCAATTCGTGTGTTCAGAGGTGGGTGTCTGGCCCAGGCACTTGGCGATGAGCCGACCCAGATGGGGTTCTTCGATGGGGTCCAGGCGGCCGCTGCGGTCTTTGCTGGGGAAGCCAAAGCTGTTGTCCGCCCCCGTCACAAAGCCCCTGTAGGTCGATCCGTCGTCGGCTTTGAGCACGGCCAGAGTCACCACCTCATCGAGCACACCAGGCAGCTCCAGCGCGGTCTTGCTGCCCTCGAGCTGCAGCTGGTAGTAGCGGCGGTTGAAGTCGTCGGTCTTCTCTTCCAGGATCGCGACGTAGATGACGTGCTTGTCGCGCACGTGCTGCAGGTGCGTGAGCGCCGTGATCATTTCCTGGCCCAGCAGGCCATACGCTCCCCGGTTGTCAGGCTTGCCGGTTTTCTCGCTGAAAGCCTGCGGCTGGGTTTTGCACCAGGCCAGACACAGACGTGAGAGCACGGTCAGGCTGTCAACGAAGTAGGTGTCGTACTTGGCCAGTTGCGCCGGATCGCCGTAGGTGGCACAGACATGGTCGTAATGCGCCTTGGAAAAGGCCTGATCGGCCGATGCGGTGGGCATGGGCCCAGCCAGGAAGACCACGAGATCGCGGAACTCTTGCCACGTGCGCGGGCGTACCGTGTCACCCGGCCAGTCCTTGACGGAGAGATCACCGGCTTCGAGATCCACGAACAGGGTGGTTTTTGGCGGCAGGGTCCGCAACTGCGTGGTCTTGCCCACGCCAGGAAACCCCACCAGGCCAACCTTGGCGCTGTGCCGTTCTTTGAGCCGTTCTTCAGCGGAGATGATGGGCAACATCACTGTGCTCCTTCACCGGCAGAGGGCTTGCGCAAGGTGAACTTGGCCGCCTTGGGCTTGACCGTGCGCGCGGCCATGAAGGGCTGGCGAAATACCTCGGGCCAGGCCTTGAAGCGGGACTCGCTCACGCTGTACTTGGCCGAGATGAACTCGGTCGGGTTCTGGCCGGTAGCAACCATGCGGTTCCAAATGGACTGCAGCGCTTTCTGGTCCCAGGACACGTCCTTGCTGACCTCCACGGCCACGTCGAAATCACCCTCGAAGACGTGGGTGGTTCCAGTGTCTTTGCTCTCAGCCAGCAGCTGAGACTTGGCCTGTTCGCCAAAGCGCATGTCCAGACCGGCTTGGATCATGGTGGACAGTGTGGCCAACTCGGACTTGGCAGCCGCCTCAAAACGCTTGAGGTCAGCCACATGGGTCAGCGGCAGATCACGAATGACCGTAGCTGATAACTCCATGAATGGCACCGGCAGTGCAATGCCACTGCGTTCGAAGGCGGCCTCGAGTGCGGAGGGCTCAGCTGCAGTGTTCGCGGGGGATATGGCGAGGGTGTTCATGCGGCCACCGCCTTGCTAGTACTGGCGCGCATGCTCTCGGCTTCGAAGGCATGGATGTCCTCGAGGCGGTAGCGGACCTGGCCGCGCAGTTTCAGAAAAATTGGGCCAATGCCCTCGGAACGCCACCGCTCCAGGGTAGCCTCACTGAGTTGCCAACGATCTGCCAGCTGACTCTGTGAGATGTGTGAAACGAATTCGGACGCTTGCACGTGAATCTCCTTGATGGTTGATGAGCCCTGGTTTCCGGCTGCTTGAGAGCAGCGCTAACCAGTGCTGGCATTGCATCAATCGAGATTCCACAAAACGTTCTGCAGATTCTGCAGAAACGTTCTGCAAAACCGATTCGTGATGAAGATGCGTTCTGCAAAACGTTCTGCAGAACGAAAAAACCCGGTCTGCGCTCTGCGGGACCGGGTCATTTGAAGGGGTAAATAAGTTCTGCGACTCGAGGGTGGATCAGTGCAACCAGTCACGGTCGCCGTCGGGAATGATCAGCGCATATTCCTTGTCCCCAAAGATGTAGCGGATGAAGGTCTTGTAGACCAACTGATTGCGCCCGAAGAATTTGATAGGAGAAAACCTCTCCGCATCCGAGCCACAGGTATCTCGCAGGGCGTTGCCCTCCATGCGGTGATCAAAGTCATCGATCAGCGCCAGCAGGATATTGGCCTGCATAGCTTCAAGGGGATAGGCCACGCCATCGATATACGCCTTACGCTCTGTTCGCACGCAACGAAGCGTGGTACCCCGATCCGTCGCCGGTTCATTGACCTGATACACCGCCGCTGGTTCCATGACCCGATCGGCGAAGAATTCAAACCGGCTCTGCGACAGTCGCATGAGGTCCGGAAAATGGATGACGTCGTACTGCGCCAGCAGTGAATGGGCTGGCAGAGATACCGAACTGCTGGTCAGGATTCGAGCACTGCGATCGGCACGGTGGCTCGCTAAATGGGTCAGCAGTTTGTGAGCGGTGATGTCACGATTGAGATGGCGGGCAAAGTACCAGGTTACCGTCTTGGCGCGGCGCTCTTCGACGACACCGATGCGCCAGGCAACCTCGGGCACCAGACATTCCACCTGCTGCCGGTGGATGCCAAGCCCCATGGCCAGATGACCGACCACGCGTTCGACGTTGACGACCGTGCTTTGCCGAACGCTGCGCGGCACCTCAAAATCCTCACAGTCACCCCCGCATAGAAGCAGGACTTTGTCGCCGGGTAGTTCCCGCACCACCCGTGCCATGTCATCACCGCACTCCGGGCACTGCAACCAATTCAGTGGTTCGCCAAAGCCAATCAGGTGTTCACGTCGCAAGAGGACCAGCGCATCCTGGTTGCCTTGGTCGGTCAATAGCGGCCCAGAGATTTCCCTGGCACTGCTCTCCAGCATCCGGCACAGCAAGGCCGTGGCCTTGATCTGCGTCTGGCTCATGTCGCGGAGTTAAACGATTCAACGATGCCCAGACCGCGCATTACGCACTGTGCCAGTTCTTGGTTACGGTATGAAAGGTTCTTGATGGTGGTCGATCCGCTGGCGTAGATGTCAAAGCTGAAATGACCCTCGCGGCGACTTTGCTGATCACGGGTGTAGACCATGAGGGTAGCGCGATCCATCTCGAATTCGCTGTCGAACGAATAGGCCACCTTGAGTTTTTCGCGGGCCACGCAAATGGCATCTTCACGATTCGCCTCTGGGCTGGCTTCGATTTGGATGGCGCTGGTGCGCTGGTCGGCCGGGGTGAATTTGGCCCGGCGCAGCCGAACTTTTTCGATGCCCTGCAGTGACCAGTCCTCTTTCGGTGCCAGCAGTCCGTCATTGAGCACACTGAGTTTGAACCGGCTGGGGGTGATCGCTTCGGGTTTCAGATCAGTTTTGGCCAGGTGCTTGGCAAACAGTGTGAGCACAGCAGCGTGGTTCTTTGCGCCGCCCTTGACCACGGTTTCCACTACGCCCGATTTCGGGTGATAAACCAATGCTGTTTCAAGCGCGACGCGGGTGGCGATGCGCCTAAAGTCATGTTCGCAAAATTGTGCAATCGCCGTGATCGGGCCTTCGACGTAGAGCGTGAACTGGACGCTGCCATCGGCTCCACGGTGGCTCACCTCAATGTGTGCCCCCATCCCGCCGCCGGTCTTCTGGTAAAGGGCAGCGACTTCCTGCTTGAAGGTTTGCAGTGACTCATCATCGATGCTCGGGATCAAGTTAGGCAGGATCTGGTGGACTTTCCAGTACCGACCATGGGTCTTGGCCCGGAATGCCAAATGCAGTTCGATATCCCGAAACAGGTTTCCATGCTCGGAGAGCATCCACAGGGCCTGCTCTCGCGGGTCCATGCTCCGAAGCTTTTCGAGGGCCACGGAATCGTTGGCCAGCGCCAGCGCGAACTCCCGAGTGCCCTCTGCCGTGCCAGTGATGTGCGCACGGCGCAAGTCCTCGTTCCAACTGAAGAGGTCTTCCTCGATCTGGATTTTTTCTACGGTGGTGAGTGTGACGTCTTTAGCGAGGCGCGCCTGCAAGGCATGAACCGCATCCGAGACGTCCTTGTAGATGGCCGGCTCCGGCTGGGTCCAGTCGATAGACAAGTGTGCGCCCAGGCAATGGGATCCGGCAAAGGTCTGCAGCACTGCCGGTGCAATGTGACGCAGGAAATGATCGGGGTTGAAAATCTTCATTTTTTGTTCTCCTTCGGTGTGGCTTTATGTGTATCTGCGAACCAGACCCACCACCACGCCGAAGATCTCCAACTTGCCATTGGGCCGAATCACCGGGTACTCGGGGTTGGCCGGTTGCAGGAAATAGCCCTGCACATCCCGGCCAAGGGTCTTGAGGGTGAATTGGTCGTCCACCACGGCAACCACTTGCTCACCCAACTGTGCGTCTTGGCGCCGCTCCACAACAGCCAGGTCGCCGCTGTGGATGCCAGCGTTGATCATGGAGTCACCCTTGACGCGGATCAGCACCGTCTGACCAGGCTCCTGAATCAGGTAGCGGTCAATGGTCATTTGCTCCACGCCGTCGTCCAAGGTGCTCACGGGCATCCCTGCGGGCACCGGCTCGTTGGCCACCAAGCGCTCGAAGAAACGCTCCGTCGGTGCCCAGTCCCCATCGGGCGTGCGATCCAGCATGCCAACTGCACCCAGGCGCTCGAGCACCTTTTTGACGGCCGACTTGGAAGCGTAGCCAAGGATTTCCATCAGCCGTGCATAGGAAGGCAGCACCCGGTGCTGGGCGTAGTAGTGCTGAAGGGTTGCCAGATGCTCGTGGTCGTGGAGGGCTTTCATGATGGGTCGATTATAGAGAACGATTGTTCTCTATGCAATCAATACGCAAAAACCGCAAGCCAACTTGGCGAAATGAAGAAATTCGGCAGCGTTTCCGAAGCCGTCCTCATCTGCCCCTAGCCTTTCCCAACTCCCTTCTGGTGTCGGGACGGCATGTTCTTGAGAATTTGCGAATGCAGTTTTCTCTCAGGAGCCCCTACCAATGAACGATGTCAAACAGACTCCGCCAGACAAGATGCGTGCTGATGAACGCCTCGACGAAGTCGCCCAACTGCTCGCCAGAGGCCTGCAACGACTGCGTACGCCAAATGCCCACAGTCGTGACGGAAAGAGCGATTTAGGACTTGGCTTTAGCGCCAACCAGCGCGTTCATACAGACCCGTCAACCAAAGTCACGGAGTCCAAATGACCACCACGCAATCACCCTATGCCACACCACCATCGGTACTGGCGCAAATCACTGCTTTGCCTGATATGTCGATGTCTGACATCAAGGCCCTCTGGAGGGATCTGTTCGGCTCAGACAACCCGACCCACAACCGGCAGTTCCTGGAGCGACGTATCGCTTTCCGGCTGCAGGAGATCGAGTTCCGCAAGATCGATCGCAACATGGTCGATCGCAACAAGCGCAGGATCCAGGCCATCATGGACTCTGGCCAGAACAAGAAGTTGGAGCGCGATTTTCATCTGATGGCAGGAACGATCCTCACCCGCGAGTACCAAGGCAAGGAATTCCAGGTCATGGTCACGGTCGACGGCCAGTACGAATTCGAGGGGCGCCCCTACAGCAGCCTCTCGCGCATCGCCAAGGAAATCACCGGTACAGCTTGGTCTGGGCCGGTATTTTTTGGGTTGAAGACAAGCGCAGCACCCAAAAAAGCATCGAAGAAGGGAGCACGCAAATGAGCGAGGTTCTCAAACGCCGCCAGCGATGCGCCGTGTATTGCCGTGTGTCCAGCGATGAACGCCTGGACCAGTCCTTCAACTCCATTGATGCCCAGAAGGAAGCTGGTCATTCATACATCGCCAGCCAGCGCAGCGAGGGCTGGATTCCGGTGGCAGACGACTATGACGACGGCGGTTTCTCGGGCGGCAACATGGAGCGTCCCGGATTGCGTCGGCTCATGAACGACATCGAGGACGGTCGCGTCGACATTGTGGTGGTCTACAAAATCGACCGTCTCACGCGCAGCCTGGCCGACTTCTCCAAGATGGTCGAGGTGTTCGAACGTGCCGGGATTTCGTTTGTGTCGGTGACACAGCAGTTCAACACCACGACCAGCATGGGCCGCTTGATGCTCAACGTGCTACTGTCCTTTGCGCAGTTCGAGCGGGAGGTCACTGGGGAGCGTATCCGCGACAAGATCACAGCGTCCAAGCGCAAAGGGATGTGGATGGGCGGCGTCCCACCTCTTGGCTATGACGTGAAAGATCGCCGACTGGTTCCCAATGAGCGCGAAGCCAAGATCATCAAGCACATCTTCACGCGGTTCGTTGAACTGGGGTCCACCACAAAGCTCATGAAAGAGTTGCGCATGGATGGCGTCACGTCCAAGGCCTGGACCACCCAGGACGGCAACGTCCGCGAAGGAAAGCTGATCGACAAGGGACTGATTTACAAGCTCTTGGGTAACCGGACATACTTGGGCGAATTACGACACAAGGAAGAATGGTTCAAGGGTGAGCATCAACCTCTGATCGAACCCAGCACCTGGGAGGCAGTGCAGTCCATCTTGAAGGTCAGTCCCCGCACCCGAGGCAACAACACCCGCGCGACCATTCCCTTCCTGCTCAAGGGCATCATTGAGGGTGCCGACGGTCGGGCGTTGACCGTGGCATGGACCCGGAAGGGGGCAGGCAAGCTTTATCGGTACTACATCCACACCCGTGAAAACAAAGAGCACGCAGGCGCTTCCGGTCTGCCAAGACTTCCAGCGATCGAATTAGAAGCTAACGTGGTCGAGCAACTGCGCAGGATCCTCCGCGCTCCGATCCTCAAGACCAGGGTGGCTCAACTCATGACCGCAACAGACAACCATGCTGACGAAGCCAAGGTATGCGTCGCCATGCTGCAGATTGAAAAGGTCTGGGACCAGTTGTTCCCAGCCGAGCAGGAGCGCATTGTCCGACTGCTGATCAAGAAGGTGGTGGTCACGTCACACAACATTGAAGTGCAATTCCGGCCGAACGGCATTGAGAGGCTTGCTGCGGAAATCAAACTGCCCGACCACAAGCAGGACGTTGAGGAGGTCGCAGCGTGAACGAGATCAAGATCAAAGCGACTGGCGATGCCGATGTGGTCAGCGCCAGCAACGGCAGCCTGAGCGTGAACATACCGATCAAGATCACCAGGCGTGGCCGGCGAAAAGCGGTGACCCTACCAGACGGTACAGATCTGCAGCCACGTGCGTGGGACAACCAGCCCAGCCCGATGCAGTTGGCCCTGGTTCGTGGCCATCGTTGGCTGGCCATGCTGGAATCCGGCAAGGCACGGAACCTGGCCGAGGTGGCAGAGATGGAAGGGATGGACCGCGCCTACGTGAGCCGGATGGTGAACCTCACCACGCTTGCGCCGGATATCGTAGCTGCCATTCTGGACGAGTCACTGCCGGACCAAGTTACATTGTTCGATCTGGCATCAGGCACTCCGTTGCTGTGGGGTGACCAAAGGGCGCTGCTCTGTTTGTGAACTCAGATCATTCGGATTGAAATAACTGACAGGATCCGATCCAACGCTTCCTTTTGGTCTTTGCATGTCGATGTCCGGCTTGCAGCGATTGCGACAATGAGTCGGAGTCTCGCCGATAGCCATAAAGCGGTCACTGGGCATGATGACCACAGGACCAGCGAAGGCCCAGCTTCGCCTCTCGAAGTTCACCGCAATCTGACCGAGCTCAGGTGCTCGCTGTATAGATCCGTAGCTTTATGACCGAGCCGGCTTGATGCGTATGGGCCGACTGGTACGAACAACTAAGTCCGTGCGGAAGGCTGCATTTGCGCCACGACTTCTTCAGCAGTCGCTTCTTCCACCACATAAACGGTCTGAATTTCGGATAGAGATGCCTTCGGTCCAGAAGCCTCAGGTGGCTGCGTGAGCTCAACCTGCGCAATCACTGCGGATTCCGGCTCAGGGACATTGCCGTCAAAAATGAGATGCGGTGCCACGGTGCACTTGAGGGCATCCAGCTTGACGGCTCGCCGTTGGTCTGGCCGAGTTGCCAGTTCCAAGCCCGCTTGAACGGACTGAGCCAGCACCCTACCCAAGGCTTTGAGTCTGGCTTCGCGCAGCCTCTCCAGCGGAGGGTAATGCGATTCCGGTCGGGCGGTGGAGACGACCAGTTGTGCCGTGAAGTCCGCAATCTCCGCAAGAAACCACTCTGCATCGGCACTCGGATGCCGCAGTGCACCTTCAACGATGTGCCCCAAAAGCTCGGCAAACGCTTTCACCTGTGAATGATTGGCAGCCAACAGGTTCAAGAACTCGAGCGCAACGCGAGCACCACTAACGAACTCTGTGTCCGAGCTTGCCAGGTATTCCTTGAACTGTTGAATGCCATATCGCAAGGTGAAGCCACCTTGCAAGGCCATCCACAATAGGTCATACGCCGCCAATGACACGAAGGTGCGATTGCCCAGGAACTGCTGGAGCACTGCTTGGCTGTAGTCTCTCGGTCCAATCACACCTTTGCTGCCGGCGTGCATCAACAGCACTTGAGGCCAAACCCAAGGTCGCTTGAATGTGGCTGCCGCCAGCTGTGCAAGTCGGCCATCAACCGTGAACAGCGTCGCATCTCGCTCGGCGACTAACAGCATCGCGGAATACTCTTCTGCCTCAAGCGCATCTTCTGCGTTCTCCAAACTATCCGGCAAGGTATCCGGCCCGTAAGCAGGAACGACCTCGCAATATTCCCGAACGGCATCGACCATGCTTTGCAAGAACGCGACGCGGCGGTCCTTGTCTCGGACGCTGTACTCGATGAAGCGCATCTCGCCTTCGTCATCCATCAGGCTTCCGCTCTCCCCAACTGTCTGCGCCTCTTCAAGACAGACTTCCAGGACTTCTAACGTCTTGGTAGAGCAATAGACCTTTGGAAGAACAGCAAGAGCCCTTTGGCAGCTAATGCGTGTGAGCTCTGCGATGGTTGCAGCGTCGACCACATACGCCGCATCGGGCCGCCCCAAAAGCTGGACAGAGCTTTCACGGTCTTCGGTAGTGCCTCGTGACACAAAGAGCTTTGGGCCAGAATGGGGCCATCCGGTTACAACGTCAACAACACTCCTGCCCAGCATTCGAGCGACGATTCCTAGGGTCAAGGGACCATTCTGGTAGGCGTCCATGACCGTCTTTGAATAGGCTGCCTGGCGCTTGAGTACCGCATGCACATGCGAGAAGTCCGCCCCCTCCGCACCGGTCGGAACAGGAACAGAGAAAAACGCTGAATCCGACGACATCGACTTTTGAACACGTTCCTGCGCAATGTTCAGCAAATGTCGATAGGCCGAGGTGATGCCCTGGACGGTGAACTTGCGTGTGCTCCCCAATCCGCCGGGCAATTCAACTTCGGCCCCGAGAACTGCCCCCAGCAGCGCCTGAACCTCAGCGCTGTCATTCGGGTAGAACCCATCACGGGTAGGCAACGCGCCTGAATTCGCCGGATCCAACGAAATCGCCAGCGTTACTCCGAATGCATCTTGCAATTGAACTGTCGAGCCGGGCACAACTGCCAGCAGCGACTCATCCATATTTGGGAGCTTGGCCCGGCATGCAACGATGCCAACGAAGTAGCCCGAGGCTGCCTCGATTGCATCCATGTTTCGACGGAACTGTCGATACAGCCGCAACATGCCCGACTCGTGCCGGTCATACTTCAGCTCAAGCGAAGCAAGCTGAGAGATCTGTCGATGATTACCGTCCAGCTCGTCAGGCAAGGCCTCCAGATCCTGGTGGAATCGGAGCATCTTTTTGGTCTTGAGGTCCAAGACGAGTCGGAGCAGCCAGCCGCCCGAACTCTTCGGGGCGCTCTCGCACTGCCGGTCCGCAAGCGGCACCAGGAAGTCCCAATCCGCCGCCTGCTGTCCCAGCTCCAAGGCAAGCCCCCGAATGTGGTCGTCAGCAGCCCAGTCGCCTGGCAATGACGTCAGGAGCTCACGTGCCTTCTTCCGCGCGCCGCTACGGACATAGCAAACCAGGAGCCGAATATGGAGTTCGGTTCGATGTCCCAGCGGTGCAAACCTCTCGTAGATTCGCGCCGCTTCAGCGTGCTTGCGCACCGCGTAGTTCAGATCCGCAAGTTGAAGTGCTGCAGGCCCCTGACCGAAATCCGGAACCAGCTCCTTGGCTCGGGCAACCGCGACATCACATTCAGCGTCGTCACCTGCCAGGTGAAAAATGCGTGCGCCACCGCAAATGAGCGGCAGGCTGTTTGTAGTGGCCCAGTTGACCGCTTTGACCTCCGCGGTCGCCTGAGCGCGGCCGTCTTTCGACCGCCACAGCGCAATCCACCGCATCGCCTGCATGATGTCGAGCACCATGGGATCGGAGCACGGGATCTTCTGAATGGCGGCAACCGCTGCCTCAAGTAGCGCAACATCCCCGGCATCGGATGCGACCTCCGCGACCAGTATCAGCGCTTCTTGTTCAAGCTGGTCCAGCCAGGCCCGGCCATTGACCAAGATGTCGTCAAGGCGGTCTAGCCGTCGGTAAGCGTCCAGTGCAACGCGCAGGAGCTTCGGGCTCATTGCCTCTGCATGCCGGGCCTCTTCGACGAGTTTCAACGCCTCTTCAGCTTGGCCAGCGAGGTTGTACGCATAGGCGAGGTGCACCAGCGTGTCAGCGCGGGCCTCTGTGCTTTGAACGTCCCACAACCGCTCCTTACGCGGAGTCAGGTGTGAAATCGCCCGCTTCAATTCATCGAGTTTGGCCCCTGGCCGAAGTTCGAATGCACTTTGGATGGGGTCTGCCGTCGCAACTTCCAGTGCCAGTGCCAGCGCGGTTCTCCGAACAAAGAACCCTGCATCAGGCAAGTCGATTGCTTGCGCAATGACTTGATTGGCACCCGCGAGGTCACCCACCATCTTGCGTGCCAACGCCACTGTTTGTAGAACATCGCAATTGGACCGCATAGCCGCTGGCGCATCCGCCAGCTTGATGTCCTCACCGTTGAATATGCGTGCGTTCGTGTACGCGATCCAAACGTGTGCTGACGAGGGGAACCGCACGGCGGCCGATGCACCTGCGGCAACTGCGCCCGCGACATCGTCATTGAGCAGCAGCCCGCGCACACCAGCCGCTGCCATCTTTTCATCGTCGGGATATAGCTGCGATGCCTTGATGAAGTATGCGACTGCTGCTTTGCTGCCCTCCAGATGCCAGGTGCATAGCGCCCGCTGAAGATACCACCGGGCCTGCTGATGCTGGTCCAGCACGTTCATATCCAAGCCCAAGCGAGCTACGGCTTCAAGGCCATCGCGGAATCGACAGGCCTTCAGCAAGTCATTGATTCCGTCGAGCTGGCTAGAAATGAACTTGTTGACCGAATCCGCCCTTGCGCCTGGCAGTCCGATGGCACCGTCCAACTTCGACTCAATCCGCAGCACGGCCGTTTGAACCGCTAGATTGCTTTCCCTCTGCTCTTGGAACATCGCGCCAGGCGCATTCGGCGCATAGTCCCGCTGCAACTTGCCATTGCCTCTAATGTGGCGACAGATGTCATCCCAGAATTCGATTTCGACGGGAAACTTCCCCGCAACAACGCGCGTGTCAGACAGGTTCTGGACGTTGTGCAGCAACGTGGCGTCGGCCGCCGAAGTGGTTGCGACGATGAGCTTGACGATGGGAACTTTCTTCTTTTCTGCTCGCTCAAGTTCCTTCTCGACCATCTTGAGCGTCAACGCGCCATCGACATACCGCTTGGACTGGATGCCAAGCCGGCCTACAGCCGAGTTCACGAAAACGTCGACACCGCCCTGTGCTTGCCCCCGCCTGCCGTTGATTTTTGGCATCGGGTCTCCGAACAGCTCGCCATAAATTCGGGCACACATATCCTCGAAAGCCGAGTCATCCGTTGGTTTCACGATTTCGAACTGCACTGAGTGCATGTGGCTCCTCGTCCTGCCGTCTCCTTGTGCAGGGTTCTCCCGCACAAGACCATCTTCCTGGCTCAGGCTGTGGGCATAGCCACGAATCGCGGCTAACCACACAGCTCTGCGCCGTTGAGTCACATCTTATACGGCGCTGGTCATGCATCCAGTGAGTCAGCGGCCCAAGCATCTGGACGAGTCAGCCCATCGACACAGCCTGCAGCAATTTGCTAACTCTGTGACTTGGTGGACCTTTCTGTAGCGCCAGCGTTTTCGCCATGGCAGGTCGGTCGCCTGACCAACGCGGGCAAGCCGCAGCATCAGAGCAGACGAGCGGTGCCCGGCTTTCGGTTAGTCGCCCGCACGATGGCCGGGTCGGTCCGCTCCTGTCTGCCCCAGCCCACAACCCAAGAGCTTCCTAGACCCTGCACCGTGTCCGCGGTGATTTGTGCCAGTTGCAGCGTCCCAAAGCATTCAGTCGCTCCGTTAGCCAGTTTGCACATCGGTCCACTGACCGGTGTAGGCAGCGATGCGGACATACAAGACTACCGCACTTCAGGTGCCGGAATTCGGCGAACCGGTCGTTGAGGCTATCAGCCGCGAAGGTCTCTGATCAGCCTTTGACAGACCTTCAAAGCTGACATTTATGTAACGGCTGACGGCCGCAACCCTGCTTTTCCCTGTCACCGCAGACAAAACAGCTTGGTTGTGATTTCCGCGCCCTTGCCAGTGCTGGAAGAAAACCGTTCGATTCGTCCATGCGTAAGTCGTTGAATTTACTGATCTCAGCCAGAGGCGCTTGTGGACTTTCGCCCGTTTCCGGACGCAAGAAATGCAGAGAGAAATGGCCGATAGAGAGAGAACTGGGCGCAAAACTGGCCCAGCGGTGCAGTAGGCGAGGTCCACAGCTTTCCGCAGGAATCCGCAACAACACTGGGCAACACGCGCGATCGCCCAAGAAAAAACCCCAACTCAGACGAGTTGGGGTTTTACATATGGTGGAGCTGGGGGGATTTGAACCCCCGTCCATAAGTCTTTTTCGTACAGTTCTACATGTGTAGTCGTCTGATTTGAGTCTCGCCAAATGAACCGCGCAGCGACACGCTGAACACCCAGCCAG